AATACAGGGGAGTTAATTTGCTCTAAATGTAATAACATCTTAATTAAAGGAAAAAAACTTCAAAAATAATTTCCTTCTAAGTAACTGCGTTCTAGTAAGTTACAAATTAATTGCAAAATATTTTAAAAAAAGTTGTAAAAAAGTTTGGTAGTAACAAACAAATGGTTGTATCTTTGTACCAAGAAACAAACCAACTAACAATTTAAAACAAAATATTATGACTTACTTACACACAACAACAGATTTTTTTAGAGGAGAGGTAATCGGTTTTACTTACGTATTTGATACAGATATAGAAGTTAGCGAAGATTTAAACGGAGAAATAGTAGATTACAGCGGATGCGGATATAAAACAGCATACAAGCTACTTAAGGAGGCAAGAGCATTTTTAAACAACTAAAAACAACGGGGGTGTAAAAGCCCCCAAAAATTAAACCTTAAAACAATAAATTATGATTGACAAACTAGTAAAAATTCAAAACGAGCTTAAAGCACCTAAGAGCCAATACAACTCTTTTGGTAAATATAGCTACAGAAACGCTGAGGACATTTTTGAAGCAGCAAAGCCTATATGTTATAAGCACGGACTATTCCTTAGCATATCTGACGAAGTAATTGAAGTGGGTGGCGCTCTATTTGTGGAGTCTACAGCTTCTATAACAGACGGAGATAAAAGCTTCTCAGTAAGAGCTCAAGCAGGTCTAGACTTAAACCGAAAAGGTATGGATAAGGCTCAGGCATCAGGAGCATCAAGTTCTTATGCACGTAAGTACGCTCTAGGAGGTTTATTCTTATTAGATGACACCAAAGACTCAGATGCAACTAACACACACGGAAAAGGGCCACAGAAGGCTGTAGTAGCTCCTGTAGCAAAACCTCAATTAAAGATTAACTCAGAAGCATACCTAAAGGCTATACAGGCTGTAACTAATAAGCAAGTAACCATTGCGCAAGTAAAAGCTAAATATGACTTAGACACAGTAGTGCTAGGTAGTCTTTTAAAAGCGAGTAAATCAGAGTAAAAATAAATAGTAAAAAGCTTGCATATATTAAATAAAAGTTGTATGTTTGCACAACGGCAATATTGCCACAATTAAACCCAAGTAAAAGCCTTTAAGAGAGGCACAGAAATTATGAGTACAATTATTTCACTAGGATTAAACAAAGACAAAATTACTTTTAACGAAAAGGGATGGGCTAACATCACGGTCTTTGTTAATGACGAAACCAACACTTACGGTCAAAACGCTTCAGCTGCTATGGAGCAAACTAAGGAGCAAAGAGAAGCTAAAGAAGCTAAAGCTTATGTAGGTAATGGCAAGGTGGTTTGGACAGACGGGCAGATAGCTGCGGCTGACAGAGTAGAACAAGGCACGCAAGCAAGTGAGCAGTCTACAGCGGGTAGAGAGACACCTGATTTACCGTTCTAAATACTGAGAGACAATATAAGGGGTGCTAAAAGAAGTGCCCCTTTTTAATCAAAACAAACACCTAGCAGACAAAATGATAACAGATATTTCTAAAATTAAAGAGAAGCTTTACGACGTGAAGTATGATAGGATTGAGCAGGGTAAGGGTCTTGGGATTGAAGAGGTTGACGAATTTCTGAGGTATAAAAAAGGTGCTTTTAACATTTGCGTAGGTCACGCGAACACGGGTAAAACTACGGTAGTCTTATACTTAATGGTAGCTTACGCTCTTAAACACGATTTAAAATGGCTTATATTTAGCTCAGAGAATAGTGATTACAGCATAGCTAGAAAAATACTAGAATTTAAAACAGGCACACCAATACAGAAAATCCCTGACGCACAAATAGAGACAGAAATGGAGTGGATAAATGACCACTTTAAAATAATGGCAGTAGATAAATTATACAGTGCACGTACTCTAATGACCGAGGCAAAGCAAATTCTCGATGTTTGGCATTATGATGGTTTACTAGTAGACCCGTACAACTCTCTAATAAAAGACCCTGCATTGTTACGCTCAGTAGGTGGTCACGAATATGATTATCAAATAGCCTCAGAGATGCGTTTGTTTTGTAAAGAGAACAATGTAACGCTATGGCTTAACGCTCACGCAGTAACTGAAGCTCTAAGACGTAAACACCCTAGCGGTCACGAGTTCGAAGGATTGCCACAACCTTGTGGAATGGCGGACACTGAAGGCGGTGGTAAGTGGGGAAACAGAGCGGATGACGTTATAAGTATTCACAGATACACGCAGCACCCTACAAGGTGGATGGTTTCAGATATTCACGTAGTAAAGGTCAAGGAGACTGAGACGGGTGGACGACCAACGGGAATTGACACACCAATAAGCTTACGAATGCAAGCAGGTAACGTAGCTTTTACCGTGGCAGGTAAAGACGTTATAGACCACAGCAAAGTGGCCACAATGAAAGTACCTAATATAAACCCTAAATTAGCTTTTTAAAATGAATAATAAAAACCAAGCTCTAGAAATGCTAGCCGTACACCACGCCGAATACATCAAAATGGCCAAGGCTATAGCGGGAAACAATAATGAGGTATTTAATTACGCTGAAGATTTCGTTCAAGAGGCATACTTAAGGCTTTCTAGGTATGATGATTTGTTTGAAAAAATAGTTAATTCAAAAGGTAAAGTTTCTAAGGGTTATATGTTCTTTTGCTTGCGCTCTATAATAGTAAACACCATTAAAAAGAAAAGCAATTTAAAATACAATTATTTAGGTAGTCAATACGATTTTGAAGAGACCTACAATTTTATAGAGCAGGGTATAGATGAAGAAAAGCTAGGTTTTGAGGCTCTAGAGAATAAAATGTATCAAATACTAAAGCAAGAGGCTAAATGGTTTGATTATGAGCTATTTAAAACGTATTTAACAACTAAAAAAAGCTTTAGGACTATAGCAGACGAAAGTAAGATAGGAATAAGAACTATATATTTAAGTATTAAGAGGTCTAAGATGATTATAGCTAAGAAGCTATTTGAGGACTACCAAGACTTTATAAATGGAGACTACGATTTAATATAAAATAAATGCAAAAAAGCTTGTGTATGTCAACTATTTTACATATACTTGTAATATTAATAATTAAACCCTTAAAAAATGGAATTAAATGAAAAAATTTTTGACCTTCACGACCAAGGCTTTAAGTCAGGTAAGATAGCTCAGAAGCTTAGAATTAAGAAAGCTGTAGTCTTAGACGTTTTAGGAGAAGCAGGCAAAGACGGACTAGGAGATATAGTAACTAACTTCACAGAGGTTACAGGTATTAAGTCGGTAGTAGAGGCCTTAGTTGATGACTGTGGATGTAGTGCACGAGCTGAGAAGCTAAATGACTTGTTCCCTAACAGAAAGTTAAACGACTTACTGACAGACCAATTTGATTATCTAAAAGCGTTCTTTGAGCCTAAGAGACCTAGCAGTGTTAACGCGCCACAACAAAAGAGGCTTATAGAAATCTATAATCACGTGTTTAAGTCTAAACGCAAGGTATCTAATTGTGGCCCTTGTATCTTAGGAATGATTAACGAATTAAACAAAATCTATGACAGAGCTAACGAGCAATAAATTGAGAAAAATGAGCGTACCTACGTTAACTAATTTGGCTGACCAACTAGCTACAAAGCTACAATGGTTGCATAGCGTAGGTAAAGACGAAGAAGAGCCCGAGCAGTACAAGAGGTTAGCCTCTGAGCTGCTCCACGTGGCTAACATTATTGAAGCAAAAGAAATTAAAAAGTCTAAAAAACCTAAAGTAAATTATGGCAAATAAAAACAAAGATGTCAGGCCAAGGCTTCAGGGGGCTAAATTAGCTTCTTTTGAGTTCTTTAATAACAAAGAGTCTAGAGTTCTTGTAGTTGGAGATTTACATAGCCCCTTTGACCTAGATAGTTACTTTGACCACTGTGTTGAAGTGTACGAGAGATATAACTGTAATAGAGTTGTATTTATTGGAGACGTAATAGATAACCATTATTCATCCTATCACGAGACAGACGCTGACGGAATGGGTGGGGGACAAGAACTAGAATTAGCTATCCAAAGACTACAGAGATATTACCACAGGTGGCCTGACGCTCACGTTACTGTAGGTAATCACGATAGAATTATAATGCGTAAAGCTCAAAGTGGTGGAGTTCCTAAGGAATGGGTTAAGGACTACAAAGATGTTTTGAATACGCCTAATTGGAAATTCGTAACAGACGTAGAGATTGACGGCGTCTTATATATTCACGGAGAAGCAGGGACGGCTAAGACAAAGGCTCGCTCAGATATGCGCAGCACGGTACAAGGCCATTTACATACACAGGCGTATACAGAGTATTTTGTAGGGGCTAACTCTAGAGTGTTTGGAACTCAAGTGGGTTGTGGTATTGATGCTAAAAGTTATGCTATGGCTTATATGAAGGTGGGTAAGAAACCCGCTATCGGTTGCGCCGTAGTCCTAGGTGGTAAGACAGCTATAAACGAATTAATGGTGTTGTAATGCATTGTTTAAATTGTACGTGTGACGGTAATAACCTAGGGAGCTGCTCTAGGTTTTACCAAAGCGTATCAAGTGACGTTACTGATATGGCAGAAAATCCACCTTTCGGTAATCAAGACACAGCAAAAGAACGCAAAGCAACCCCTGTTTTTAGTGGCGTATTAAAGTACTTCCCTAATGCGCTTAAAGAAGTATCTAAGTGTTCACAAGCAGGAAACGACCAACACCACCCGAACACCCCTTTACATTGGGATATGGAGAAGTCAAAAGATGAGCTAGACGCTTTGACTAGACACCTTATAGACCATAGTGTAAACCCGTTAGACACAGACGGACAATTACACCTAACCAAAGTAGCTTGGAGAGCTCTAGCAGGCTTAGAAAGATTTTTAACTAATAAATATTAAGATATGAAAAAAGTAAAAGAAGAGGTAAAAGATGTAGACACTATAGCGTTAACGGTTGAGTCCGTTAACCAAATACTAGGATACTTAGCTACTAGACCCTACAATGAGGTTGCTCAATTAATTAATGAAATCCAAAAACAAGCACAATGAAATAAAAATTAGTAGATTAAAACCCCAGTAGAATTAGGGCTTACAGAGATGTGAGCTCTTTTTTTTTGAAAATAATTGTAAAAAAGTTTTTTTTAACTAATAAAGGTTTGTATATTTGTACCATAATCAAAAAC